GCCAACACCTCAACGGTCATGGGCCTCGACCCGACCGTCGATCAGCGCTGGACCAACCTCATCGAGCCGTACGCCTACAACGGCGGCGCTGGCTTCGGTTCGACCGAGCCTTCTGCGGCTGGAGAACTGAAGGCTTTCACTGCCGAGAACACTCTCGCGCAGGGTGCGTCTGGTGCGGCTCTCAACATCACGATCAACGGCCTGTTCACGGCGTTCGACTCGATGTTCATGCGCCTGAAGTACGAGGCTCCTGCGACCCGCGCGCAGTACTTCGAGAACGACAACCTCTCGCGCCAGATGATCCTCACCTCGCGCGCGGGCGTCCAGTTCTACCGTCGCCTGCTCCGCCTGTCGAACGACACGCTGGTGAACTATCAGGACGCCGCGTACAACAACCCCGTGTACTCGGGCATCGACATCACCTACTGCTCGGATCTCGACACGGCTGCGATCTTCCCCGCGCACTCTGGCGGAGTGAACGACAAGTTCGTCAGCACGACTGGTGGAACCACTGACTACAGCGAGGTCACTGGAGCCAACGGCAACTTCTCGGCGTTCGGAACCGAGTCTGGCGCGAACACCATCGCCAAGGGCCCTCGGTTCTACTTCGTGAACGGCAACTACCTGACGCCGATCTTCCACTCGAAGCGGTACTTCAAGACCCACGAGGTCCTGCGGCACCCGAACCAGCCGTTCACCTACGTCATGCCCGTCGACTGCTGGCACAACCTGTTCTGCAACAGCCGCCAGCGTCACGGCGTCGTTTGCCCGATCCCGACCCAGACTGGCGCGTAATCCAGAAGGAGAACACTCACATGATCGCAGGACTCATCACTCCCTCTGGGAATCTCGCGGCCCTCACGCCGCAGCCCGTGCTCGTCAAGCCAATCGCGGCTGTGGCCGTCACCGTCGGAGCGCTTGTGCGTTTCGATGCGTCGTCTGGCACGCTCAACACCACGTTCTCGTCCCAGACCAACCTCACGAACTTTGACGAAGCGAACTGCCCGTTCAACGTCGTCGTTCTTGCGGCTGCTGGCGACGACGCTGGGCCGTTCGGCATCGTGGTCGAGGCAGCGGCTGCTGGTCAGCGCTGCACGGTCTGCGTCGCTGGTGTCGTGGATGCGACTGCAAGCAATGCCGCCATTTCCCGTGGCGCAGTCGTCATGCCCTCTGCGGGCGTCGTCATCGCGGCGGCAGCGGCTGCTGGTAGCGGAGCCCCCCTTGGGGTTGCTCTCGAAACATTCGCTGCCAACGAGACCAAGAAGATCCTCTTCAACGGTTTCGTCTTCGCTGTCGGCGGCGCTTGATCGCAACAACTGAACGGCTTGGCGGGGGAAACCCCGCCAAGCCAATTCCATGCTGACATTCGGCAACCTCAAGAGCCACATCGTGCTCGCGCTCGGCGGACAACCGTCGATCGTGAGCGGTATGACTCGCGATCAGCGGATTGCCGAGATCGTCAATCAGGCTGGGCAGTACATGTTCACCAAGCCGTGGCGGTACAGGGAGCGCACGTCGCGTCCCATGAACACCGTCGCCCAGCAGTCGTGGGTGGACCTTCCCACCGACGTGGAGGACATCCTCGCTCTCATCTCCAAGGCGGGGCTGGGATGGCGGGTAGAACTCACGACGCCCGAGCAGATGGAGATCATCAGGAACATGGCTGAGCCAGCCCTGATGGACGGCGTGTACTACGCCGCTCTCTCGCGTCCGTGGGCTCAGTCGAACGGCACGACTGAACTAGGCCAAGGAACGGGCCTCCCCGCCATCCGACTTGAACTCTACCCGACGCCGCAGGCATCGGCCTCCGACGCCGTCACGGTGCGATACAGGGCCGCTTGGCAGGCTGTCTCGGACACGACTCAAGAGACTTTCATCATCCCCGTCCCTGCATATGCTGAATCTCTGCTGATTGCATATGCACGATCGTTCGCTATGGCGTACGAGGACGAGGGGTTGACCGCGCGACTGATGGAGATCGACAACGGGCCGATCTTCAGCGCTGCGGCAATCAAGGACGGAATCCAGCAGAGAGACTACGGGAGGTTGCTGCCGAATCGTGTCAGCCCCTTTCGTCGGGAATATGCAGTTCCGCCCTGTTCAGGGGCCACTCTAACCCCAGTCACCGCCGTCTCGAACATCAGATGGCGCGGGACATGGGATGCGAACGACACCTACGTCATCGGCGACGTCGTTCGGTACGACGACAAGACTTGGATCTGCGAGATCGGGAACAGCAACGACGAACCCCCTTCGTCGTCGTGGTCGATCATGGCCTCCGACGGTCCCGCTGGCCCTGCTGGCCCTGCTGGTGAATCTGGGACCATTGACGACGTCGAGGCGGCATCCCTGCTTGGGCGCGCAAGCGGTGCGGGAAACGGAGCGGTGCAGGAGATCAAACTCTCCGCCTCGTTCGTCTGGGGGACAATCGGAGGGAAGCCGCAACTCGGCATTGTCACCGTGGCAGATGCGGGCAAGGTCGATACGTCGAGGCAGGTCAACAGCGGACTCGGACTTACTGGCGGAGGCGACCTGTCGACGAACAGGTCGTTCTCCGTCGACTTCGCCACGAGCGGGACCATCAGTTCGACCAAGGCCGTCCGTGCGGATGACTCGCGCCTGAGCGATGCCCGTACCCCGACCGCCCACGTTCACACCTTCTCAGACATCTCCAGTGTCGCGATCACGTCGGTCGGCGACAAGGAGTTGCTTCAATACTCATCGTCATCGAACAAGTGGATCAACGTGCCGCAGACCGATCTGGTCGACGGCGGGAACTTCTGAGGTAGATCATGGCAAACACAGTCCGTATCAAGCGCCGCGCATCTGGAGCAACTGGAGCGCCATCGTCTCTGGCAAACGCCGAGTTGGCGTTCAACGAAGTTGACAACGTCCTCTACTACGGCAAGGGCACGGGTGGCGCAGGAGGATCGGCGACCACCATCGAGGCCATCGGCGGCAACGGGGCGTTCGTAGGTCTTACGGGAACCCAGACGATCACGGGCGCGAAGACCTTCAGCGGCACGGTTGCCCTCGGAAGCAGCGCGACCGCGACAACCCAGACAGCAGGGAACAACACCACGAGCGTGGCGACGACCGCGTTCGTGCAGGCTGCGTTGAGCGGATCGGGACTCGGCACGGTTACAAGCGTGGCGCTCACCGCACCGTCGTTCATCTCGGTGAGCGGATCCCCGATCACGGGCGCGGGAACCATCGCCCTCTCGCTTGCATCTCAGACGGCCAATCAGGTGTTCGCGGCTCCGAACGGAAGCAACGGAACGCCGACCTTCCGTTCTCTCGTCGCGGCGGACATCCCGAGCCTGACCTCGACCTACCTCGGTCTGAGCACGGGCGGCACGGTGTCGGGCGCTACGACGTTCAGCGGCACGGTCGCGCTCGGATCGTCGGCAACGGCGACTACTCCATCGACGCTTGACAACAGCACCAAGGTGGCGACGACCGCCTACGTCCAGAATCAGGCGTTCCTGACGAGCGCCGTTTCGAGCGTAGGTCTTGCGCTTCCCGCCAGCGTCTTCTCTGTCACGAACTCGCCAGTCACGGTCAGTGGAACCCTCACTGGATCCTTCGTCTCGCAGACGGCGAACCATGTGTTTGCCGCTCCGAACGGATCCTCGGGAACCCCCTCGTTCCGAACGCTCGTCGCTGCGGACATCCCATCGCTCTCGTACCTCTCGACCTCGGGCGGCACGGTTAGCGGCAACCTGACGTTGACGGGCGATCTGACCGTCAACGGCACGACGACGACGATCAACAGCACGACCCTGACCGTCGACGATAAGAACATTGTCATTGGCGACGTGGCGACCCCGAGCGACGTGACTGCGGACGGCGGCGGCATCACGCTCAAGGGCTCGACCGACAAGACGTTCAACTGGGTGGATTCGACCGATGCGTGGACGAGCAGCGAGCATCTCAACCTCGCGGCAGGAAAGTCCTACTACATCGGCGGGACGCTTGTCCTTTCGAGCACGAACCTAGACAATGTGACCGTCGACGGCGGCACATTCTGAGATAGACGATGGCAAACACGATCAAGCACAAGCGTTCTAGCACTGCTGGCGCCACGCCATCGTCGGGAAGCCTCGTCGCTGGTGAACTTGCCATCAACACCGCCGATGGAAAGTTGTTCACAAAACGGGACAACGGAACGGTCGTCGAGATCAGCGGCGCTTCTGGCGGCGTGACCGATGGAGACAAGGGCGACATCACCGTCTCCTCTTCTGGCACGACATGGACCATTGATAACGCGGTCGTGACCGTTGCGAAGATCAGCGCGACTGGCACTGCCGACAGCACGACCTTCCTTCGCGGCGATGGAGCATGGGCAACGCCCAGCGGCGGCGGCGGCGGCGGCGCTGATTCACCGATCACGATCATCTCGGCCTATCAGCAGGGGATCATCTAATGGCAACCACAGCACAGTTCACGGCGCAGCCGACCATCGACATCTCGCAGGTCAGCACGGCGAATACGAACCGAGACGGCACGGGAACCATCGTCACTGTCGCGACGGGGCCATCGACCGCAGCAGCCGCAGGCGTTGGCGAGCGCATCAACCGCGTTGTCATCCACGCGACTGGAACGACCACGGCGGGCGTGATTCGTTTCTACATCAGCGTTGACGGAGGAACTACGAATCGGCTCATCTGCGAGCGGCTTGTCACTGCGATCACGCCGTCGACGACCATCGCGGCGTTTAGAACCGAAGTCGGTGAACTTGTCGGACTCGTCTTGACAGGCGGCGGATCGTGCATGTTGCGCGCATCTACCAACAACGCTGAGACGTTCAACATCATGGTGGAATCGGGGCTGCTGTGAACCAAGGTCTATTCGGCTTTCCACAGCGTGACGGCCAGTTGATCTCGGTCAATGACTTCACATCCAGCGGGACATATTCTGTCCCGTCAGGCGCGTCCGTCATACGCATAATGGCTATCGGTGGCGGTGGCGGAGGTGGTGGAGGTCGAAGGGGAGCAGTTGGAACGGTCGCAGGAAGCGGCGGCGGCGGCTCAAGCGGAGCCATGCAGTTGATCGACTTTCACGTTTCAGAGTTGGCTTCCGTTTCGGCTCTACAGATCATCATCGGATCAGGCGGAACAGGCGGACCTGCCGCCGCTGCGGATTCGACAAACGGCACCATTGGAGCAGATGGAGGTGCTACCGAAATCCGACATCTCGGGTATCCAAATCGCTTCATATTTGCCGCAGGAGGAGTCGGTGGGGGCGCTGGCACGACGGCTGGAGGACTTGGAGGCTTAGCCTATTCCTGCAACGTCCACAAGTGCAGTTCGACGGGAGGTAGTGGAACTGCGGGGAGAACAACGTCTTTCGGCCTGACAGTAAGCCCCCAGAGCAACTCTGGGCTTTGCGGCGGCGCTGGTGGCGGCGGCGTAGATGCCACGAATGCTGGATGGGCAGGCAACAACGTCAACTCGAAAACTGCAAGCGGCAGCATCTCGGGCGTATTGAATCCGTCGCTAGTCTTCAACACAGCGGTAGCAACAGGCGGCGCGGTCAACAGCGCTGCGGGACCGACACCGACTCCACAAGAGGCAACCGACAATCCCAGCCGATTCGGTCCTGGATTCGGAGGTGCGGGAGGCGGCGCAGGAACTACGCAGGCCGCGACGAACGGCGGCAGCGGAGTGCGCGGCGGTGGCGGCGGTGGCGGCGGCGGGAGCCGAAACGGATTCGCAGCGGGCGCAGGCGGTCGCGGCGGCGACGGATACGTCTGCATCTGGGTATGGGGATAATCATGCGAATGGCGATCATCGACAGCTCCACGACAAAGCTCACGAACGTCATTGTGGGCGAGCAGGGCACGCCTGTAGGC